TAATGGCAATTAGAAAAGAAAAAATCATCGGCAAAGAAGATAAAGAGAAAAAATACAAGTCAACCGAAGAGTTGGAAGAAGACTTGGCTAGTACCTTTAAAATCGAATCGCAAAAGAGGCTCCAGTACGCCAAGGATTGTTTTAGGGCAGCCTCTGAATCAAGGAGAAGATATGACTGGGAGTGGCTGGCCAGAGACTTATTTAGGCGGGGGTACCAGTTCTCACGCTATAACCCAGCCAACAGGACGGTTATCCTTGCCTCACGACAAGTGACGAGGATTCCCGTCAACTTGACGGCAGCAGCCATGAGGGTAATAAGGAACCAGGTTACTGCCTTCAGGCCAAAATGGGAAGTTTTGCCAGCTCACGCAGGAGAAGAGGCCATCCAGAACGCCCGCTATTCAGAGAAGATTCTTGACTGGATTTGGCGCAAAGAGAGGCTAAAGAAGAAAGTGAAGGAAACGGTTATGCAGGGGTTGATTTTTTCTGTCGGTGGACCTTGGCAGATTGGCTGGGACGATAATATTATTAGCGACGATGGAACGAAGGGAAATTTGTATATTTGGAACATGGACCCATATGATTTTTACATAGACCCTAACTGCACTGACGGCTTGACTTTTTCTGATGCGGAGTATGTAATCAAAGCTGTCAGGAAGCCATTAGACGAAGTGAAGAGGAACCCCCTCTACAAGAATACTGAACAAATAACTACCGGCGAAGCAAGGGTTGCCGCCTCAGAATACAAACAGTTCCTTCTCCAATCCCTGAAGTACTTGGGGCAGTACCAGCAAGAAGAGAATGAGACGGTGATTTTGAAGGAAGGCTGGTTCAAAGAGAGGGATGAAGATGGCAATGTGAGAATGAGGGTCATCACCTGGGTTGACCAAATGACCGACCCATTAAGGGACGAACTAACTGAAGAGACGGAGTTTCCTTTCGTCCAGTATCAGGCAGACATAAATCCTTTAGAGGTTTATGGGGAGAGTTGGGCGAGGCACGTCATTGTCATCAACCGAGTAATCAACGCCCTGGAGTCGTCCATTTTTGACTATAACTACCGCTATGCTAAGGGAAGAATAGTGGTTGACAAGAATGCAGGAGTGAGGGCGATAACCAACGAACATGGGTCAATAATTGAGAAGAATAGAGGGGCAGATGTCCATTCCCTCCCGCTCCAGCCTTTGCCGCCGTCGGTCGAAGGGCAAGCGAATAGGATGAGGGTTTATTTTGAAGATATCTCGGGGGCGCATGACGTTAGTTTGGGGAGGATTCCAGCGGGCGTTAAATCTGGAATTGGTGTTGCTGAACTAAAGCAGGCTGATGCTTGTGTTGATACAAAAACAGAAGCATTAACCAGAACGGGATGGAAACGATTTAATGAACTAAAAGCAGGAGATGATATTTATACCTTGAACCCTAAAACAAAAAAGGGGAATTGGGATAAAGTCAAAAAAGTGTTCTATTACAAGAAAGATAATGTTGATTTATACAGTTTGGAAAACAGAAATATCTCGGCTTTAGTAACCCACGATCATAGTTGGTTTGTGAAAACGGCAAAAAGTAATTGGCACCTTAAAAAGACAACAGAGTTAAGGAATGATAACTATATTCCTTTGGCAATGGCTTGTAATCCAATTCCTACCCAAGCTATTTATAAAGATGATTTTGTAAAATTGGTAGCTTGGACATTAACTGAAGGAACTTACACAAAAGATAAGAATTGGCCGATAATTAGTATTTACCAAAACAGGTTTGTTAATCCGGACAATGTTAAAGAAATTAGAAAAACTTTAGATAATCTTGGTATTACCAGAAAGGAGTGGCAAGCACCGGATGGAAATAATCAATATAAATTTGCCAAGGATTTTGCTCGACAGATTAGGCAAGAGTTTCCAAATAAAACTTTGACTTTTGAGTTTGTTAACAGATTGACTAGGGAACAATTGAAAATATTAGTTGATACTTTAATCAAGGGAGATGGTTCGATAAGAAAAGATGGTCGAAGGTCTTTTATAACAACAGATAAGGAAACGGCTGATGCCTTTCAATATGCCTGTACACTTTTGGGAATAGCAACAAGATTATCAAGAAATGAGGTTAATAGGAATTTAGGTCAAGGATTGAAAAAATATAAAGATAGATATACCGTGTACCTTAAAAAAACAAAACAAGTAAGTTTTAATAGCTTACTTAGGCATAATGGTTTCCGAAAAGTTAAATATACAGGTTTGGTTTGGTGTCCGCAGACAAACGATGGTGTTTGGCTTGCACGAAGAAACGGAATAACTTATTTTACAGGAAATACAAACCAAGACGACTTGGTCGACAACCTTGAAGACTTTTTGGTTGAAGTTGGCAAAAAAGTCTTGAAGATTGTCGCCCAGCACTTTGATACGCCAAGGATAATAAAAATCACTGGGGTTGGCGGCAAGACGGAATATTTCTCCGCTATTGGCGAGAAATGGGGGAAAGGAAGGAAGAGGGAAGTGACCATCGGGAAAGAGAAGTATCCTTTAGCAGTCATTGCCGAGAGGAACGAAATAGACGTGAGTATTGGCTCTTGGCTGGCGGCATCGAAAGAGTCAAGGCAGCAACTATTAAGAGAGCTTTATCGTGAGGGAGTGATTGACAAGAAGACATTGCTGGAGCATTTGGAGTTTGGAGACATTGAGACTATAATGGAAAGAACGAGAAATGAAGAGATTTTGAAGGCAAAGAGGGGAGCGCCCGGACAGACTGAGCCTGGGGTTTCCGAAGAAGAACTTGCCTTGTCTGAGAATGAGATGATGCTTGAAGGGAGGAGTGATGTCCAGGCTCAGCCTCAAGATGACCATCAGGTTCATTTGGCGGTCCATCAAGAGGCGATTGGGAAAGGGCAGGACGACATTGTCAATAATCACATTGCTCAGCACAAGGCATTGTTAGGAGGAGGAACAGAAGTTGGGGCGGAAGGGGGTGCAGGCATCTATGGCTAAAAAGAAAGAGAAAAAACCAACCAAAAGACAACAGAAAGTAATCGGAGCAATGGTTAGGAAGATGATGCATGAATGGGGGAGGACTGGTAAGATTAGGACGTCGAGAGCGACATATAAGCCAAAAAGCAAGAAAGAAGCCATTGCGCAGGCTTTGGCGATAGAGTATGGAAAGCAAGGAGTAGGCCGAGCAGGCAAAAGAAAGAGAGGTGAGTAAAAATGAAAATAAAAACCGATGAAGACACAGACTTAAATTACGCTCTTAATTTTCCGAATAAAGAGGACCATGACAACCTGAAGAGGGCTGGGGAGAATATAAAAGAGAGGTTCGGCTTGGACCAGAAAGGGAAACCTGAACAGGAAGAAGGAGGTGAGAAATAACATGCCAACAGCACATTTTGTTGAAGAACCTTCATATCAAGGTCCTGGGCGCAAGTTAGGTGCGTCCAGTGAGGCCGAAACAAAAGGAGTTCACGGAGGAGAAGGGAAAGAAAAGGTAAAAGCTGCAGAGGAAGAAAGAGGTCATTTCGTAGAGAGCAAGTCTTACCAAGGACCAGGGCATGATTTGGGGAAGACGCCAGCAAGCGCCAACTCAAATCAGCCTAAGTAAGCACTTTTAAAATTGAATGTTCAGGCAATCAGAGGGGACAGGATAGGGAACTAAAGACGGTCGAGAGGCCGTGTAATAAAAGCCAACTTCCTGTTTCCCTTGATTGCCTGAACGGAATGATTTATAACCACCGAAGGGTGCCTGTCTTAGTAGGCGAATACTTCATTCGTCTCTTAGGGCAGGCACCTTTCGGGGTGTCTTTTTATTTCGCTTGGGCAAGCGTTAAAAGCCCCGCCTCGCAAGCGTTAGTAGCCGTAGAAAGGGGGTGAGGTAAGATGGCTGACGTCAAGGACGAACTTGGCCAGCTCATCGATGAGGAAGAGGAAACGCCTCCTGCTCCCACCGCAGGAAAAGGAACTGGAGAAGGGGAGGGGAAACCCGAACCATCCGAGGAAGAGTTGGCATGGAGTTCCCTGAAAGGCAGCACCCAAGACCGTATCCGCCAGCTCATTCGGGAACGCAATGAGTGGAAGGAGAAGGCCTTGGCTGTTGAAGAAGCCAGGAGAACGGTAGTCCCGCCAGCGCCGCCTACTGGGCTCGCAACCCAGCAGCCAGCTTATCCAGGGGAACTGACTCCTGAACAGAAGGAGGCTATCGAGACACTACGCCGGTTTGGTATAGTGACGAAAGACGACCTCCAGGCTATTCAGGACCAGATAATCCTGGATGCTGAATATGCTAGGCTGGAGCGTCTCTATGACGGCTCTGATGGTCGCCCTGCGTTTAACAGGGAGGAGATAGAGGAGCATATGCGCAACACGGGAATTTTCAATCCCGAGAAGGCATATGAAGACCTCTATAAGGACGAGCTGTTTGATTGGCGTGTCGCCAGGGAAAGGGAGAAGCAAGGAGGAAAACCGGCGTCCTTTACGGAAAAGCCGACTCCTTCTGCTCAGGGCAAGACTGAGCCATTGTCAGTCGAGTCCATCAGGGAGCGGTTGTCTCGACCAGATGGCAAAATCTGGTGGGAGAAGAACCGAGCCAAGATACTCCCGATTCTTGGTGAACTAACAGGGACGACTCCATAAAAACTCTCCTTTTTACCATTTTTACTCGGGTAAAAATGGCAAGAAAGGGGGTGGAAAAAGAGCATGGCGAACATAACTACGACCACAGCCGCAGTCTTTATCCCTGAGGTATGGTCGGTAGAGACTTTGCGTGCGACGGAAGCGGCCTTGGTGGTTGCGCCATTAGTCAAGAGGTATGATGCTTTGGTAAAGAGTCGTGGTGATACGATTCATATTCCAAAGATTTCAAACCTCACGGCAAATGACAAGACCGCCAATACCGAGGTTACCACTCAAGCCATCACTGAGACTGAGGTAACCATCAATATCGACAGCTGGAAGGAGGCCTCCTTCGAGGTTGAAGATATTGTGAAGGTCCAGTCTAATTACGACCTGATGGCTGAGTACACCGAGAAGGCTGGCTACGCCATCGCACAAGCAGTCGATTCCAACCTGCTTAGCCTCTACACCGGCTTCACTAATACCGATGTAGGGACATATGGGTCTGACATTGTCGATGCGACTATCGTGGCGGCCATTCAAGCTTTGGATGAGGCCAATGCGCCAATTGAGGACAGGGCAATGATTCTCAAGCCATCGCAGAAGGCTGCCATCATGAAGCTTGATAAGTTCGTAAAGGCCGACTATCTCGGCCAATACCAACAGCCGACACCGGTAGTTAGGGGGCCAAACAATAGGTACCTCTGGGGTGAGATTTATGGAGTTCCTGTGTATTACACCACACAGGTTCCAACCACCGCAGGGTCACCAACACAAACCCATAATGTCCTTATTCATAAGGAAGCATGGGCGTTGGCTCTCCAGCAGGCACCAAGGACCCAAGCCTCATACTGGCAGAAAGACTTGGCGTGGCTGGTCACGGTCGATGTCATCTACGGAGTAGCGACTTTGCGGGGCGATTTTGGAGTTGAGATAAGAAGTTGAAATTTCTTAACTCTACTCAGCACTTTCCGTTAAAGTCCTACTTGCGTTCCAGGGCGGTTAAGGTCACTCCTTATTCCGCCCGCCAGGTAAAAAAGGAGGTGAGAAAAATGCCTAAAGGCAAACCAAGAACAGAAGAAGAAAGAAAAAGACGCCATAAGAAAATCCATGGCAACCTGAAAGATTCTCCGAAGACTAAAGGAAAACGGAAAGGTAGAGAAGAGGAACTTCCCACTATGGCTGAATTGGAAGAGGAAGGACCCAAAAGGACTTTCATGGTAGATGCTGGGGAAGTAGGTGAGGGACTTGCAGAAGGGGACCATGTTTCATTGGTCTTGGAAGGGACAGTTTCCGACGTCAAAGACGACGGGTCGCTGGTAATTGATGTAGAGTCCGTTTCAAAAGAAGAAGAGAAAGCGCCAACTACACCAACGGCACCACCAGAAATGTCGGAAACGATGGAAGCGCCGATGGCGCCACCTACATCAGGAAGAAGCAGGATAATCGCAGATATCATAAGGAGGAAGTTCGGAGTATGAGCATTTGCGACCAATGTGGAGAGAAAGCCTTTAGGCTTTTCTTTGTCGGAGACAAGTGGCTCTGCGAGAAATGCTATCCTTTAGGCAAGTTTAATAGGTGGACATGGAGGGAGAAAATCAAGTCAAGGACGTTAATGCCGGACGGGACGGTCTTACAAGGAAGACAAGGGATAAAAGTTAGGGATGAAAGATTAAGGAGGCAAAACAATGAAAATCGCCGTTTGTTTACCGACTAGGGGACTTATTTTTGCCCAGACAATTGAAGCTATTTTAAGGGAAATAAAAGGGATAACAAACAAGATAATTATCGTTTCAGGGTTGCCGATTCCAGATTCGCACAATACATGCGTCGAGAAGGCACTAAAAACGGATTGCGACTACATCCTATTTGTAGAAGAAGATGTTGTTATTCCTGAAGGGGGATTGAGGCGGATGATGGAAATGGCGAGGGAAGACAGGGTCCTTGTTATTGACTATCCACTTGATGGGTCGAAAACAAGCTACGTTGAGAAGAACGGCGAGGTTTTATGGAGTTCGATGGGATGTATGATGGTGCCAAGGAAAGTATTAAAGGAGATGCCAAGGCCGTGGTTTCGGACTGACAAGTCATTGTTGATTACAGACGAAGAAAAGTTTGAGTTCAAGGAAATAGACACGCCAAATAAATACGGTGGACATGATGTCTTGTTTGGGCTATACTTAAAGAGTAAAGGAATAAAGATAGTGCCCATTGAAGGAATGAAAGCAAAACATTTAAGGCTCAAATCTTGGGAAAGAAAGACGGTCAATAATGGAGCCCATGAAATCTATGAATTGAAAGGAGAAAAAGATGGCAGTTGACGAGAGTTTTGAGACACAAAAAATTAACTTTAATGCTCAGACGCCCGTCATGGTCAGGTTCGACGCCCAAGTCGATAAGGTCTATTTGCGAACTACGGCCGATTGTTTTATTGATTTCGACCAGGAAGCAGATAAAGAGAGTGGGTTTCTGCTAAAACCGACAGATGGAATCAAAGATTTTAGTTTGACTTGTGTTTGGGTTTCGGTAATTGGAGACAAAGAAAGCGGTACTTTATATATAGGAGGAGCAAGGAAGTAGATAAGGTAGATAAGGAGGTGAGCAAGTATGGCACCACCAGCAAGCGCAAGCATTGCCGCTGAGTCGGAAAGCATTTCTTTTGATACAACATCCGCCAAGGAGGCTGATTTTGAGGCGAAGGCTAAGTGGGTGGTTTTACACTCAACAGCTGATGTCCATATTGCCTTTGATAGAGCGGCTAATAGTGACGATTTTGTTTTACCAGCTAATTCTGTAGTTGAATTTCCTGTGGAGTTTACCAGGGTTTCTGCCCTGGGAGTTTCTGTTTCTGGAACTTTATATATTTTGGCTTTAAGATGAAGAGAAACATGCCAGTATTCTTAGGAAAAGAAAAAATCAGAGAACGCAATTTTGTCTTGGGGGTCGTTTCTGACCTAAAGGAATTCTTCAGTAATTTGGCCAATTCTTTAGTCCGAAAAGAAATCTTCCGAGTGCGCATAGAAAACGAACGTCTTTTTTACCAGCCTTCCATCAAAATCAATAGACAACTTGATGGTTTGGCCGGGACTTTAGGGAGGTATGTGGAAGAGATTACCCAACTGGGCACTTCTTTACAAAGGTTTGCGGATAAAATCTCAGAGCGGGGTCCAGAATACGGTAAGGAAATGTCTAAACTGACAACTTCCCTTCAAAAGATTGCAGCGTTAATCGCAGGCTTAAAATTCCCAGAGCCTCCAAAAATCCAGAAGATAACCGGAGACGTCAATGTCAGTAAATTGCCTGAGATTTATGACTTCGAGAAGATGACAAGTATTCTCGATTCCATCAATAATAACTTAAAGAATTTTCGGGTTGAGATTCCCCCTTTTCCGAAAATACCAGAGGTTAAGATTCCCACATATCCAAAAGAGGTTAAGATAGCACAAGCAGAAGAAATACTTGATTCCCTGAAAGAGCTTAACCGAGCCATCAAGGAATTACCAAACAAAATCCCCAAGCCAGAATTGCCAGAGTCAATCTCTATCAATAACTGGCCTCCCCAGAAAGTTCCCCAGCCAGTTACTAATATAAATATAAACCCACTGAGAGGAGACTTTAAAACAACGGCGGTAACCGTAACCACAACCCCTACTGCCCTACCAACAACTCCATTAGAAAATAGGCGAGCCTTGATTGTTTATAATAATTCTTCCTCAACTATCTACTTAGGCGGAGGTAGCGTGACTGCTTCTAACGGCTTGCCCCTTGAGGCTTCTTCTTATTCACCGCCTTTTGATGCTGGTGTCAGAATGACCCTTTATGGAATTGTCAGTTCTGGAACCGCCAATGTTAGAGTCTTAGAAATCTCAAACGATGCGATAGGAGGGTAAAATGGCAGGGATAGGAACACCGACACAAAAAAAGATTGATTTGCCAACAGGCGCCTCCACCTCCGCCAAACAAGACGATATTATTACCGAACTTCAAGTATTAAACTCACTTATTCCAAGTAAATATGATTACATTTCCTTATCTTATACTGGTTCTGATTTAACAGAAGTAGTCTTTAAGATTGGTGGGGCGAATGGAACAGTTGTTTCAACTTTAACTTTGGCTTATTCGGGAGGTAATCTTGTTTCTGTAACAAAAACATGAAGATAAATTTTAATCCTCTATCAGGGAAATTTGACTATACAGAAAATACTGCTTCAAAGATAAATATTTCTGATGCTGGCGGTTATTATACTGGCACAGAAGTGGAATCCGCCTTACAGGAAATAGGGGCAGGAACTACCCTTGACGCTCGCTACCTTAAGCTTTCGGGTTCTTTGGCTGAGGTTTCTAATCATTCCCATACTGTTTTAACTGATATAGGGACAAATACTCACGCTCAAATAGACGCTCACTTAGCAGGAACTTTGGCTGTTCATGCCACTACCACTTCTGCACAATTGGCTGGAATAATTTCTGATGAAACAGGTTCGGGGGCTTTGGTTTTTGGAACAAGCCCTACCTTCACAACTCAAATCACAACGCCTAAAATTGTAATGTCGGGGAATGCTATTTTGCCTTCAGTCGACTCAACTACTGCTCTTCAATTTCAAAATGCCGCAGGGACCTCAATCTTAAACATAGATACCACTAATGGTCGTGTCGGCATCGGGACGACG